CTAAGTTTGGAACGTCAAACCAAACTGCAATGAGTGGTATTCCTGCTGAAAGTAGATCACCTACTGGTGTTGGAGTTGAGGTAACGACCTCTGCTCCTGTAACTAGACAAGTTACAAATACAGATGTAGATGCAATCATTGTTACTTTGACTTGGCCTCAAATACAAGTAGCTGAAGATGATGGCGATCTTCGAGGAGATACTGTTGAATATAAAATACAAGTTCAGTATAATTCTGGTGGTTTTACAGATGTAATAAGCACTTCTGTTAGTGGTAGAACAGCAGATGCTTATGCTAGAGATCACAGAATAAATGTCACAGGTGATTTTCCCGTTGATGTACGAGTGGTTAGAGTTACAGCAGATAGTACAGATTCAGCAAGAGTAAATGCTTTTCAATTTACTAGCCTTCAAGAAGTTATAGATAATACTTCAACTTATGCTGACAGTGCTTATGTTGCTCTTCGTTTAGATAGTAAACAGTTTAATCGTATTCCCTCTAGAAAGTATCGTATTAGAGGTGTGAAAGTAAGAATACCAGGAGCAGGTGCATCTAGTTCTGGTACTCCAACTGTGGACAATGCTACAGGCAGAATAGTGTATCCAAATGGTTATATATTTAATGGAGTTATGGGTGCTGCCGTTTACACAAATTGCCCTTCAATGTGCTTATTGGACCTTCTCACAAACACAAGGTATGGGTTGGGAAATCACATAACTGACAGTAATTTAGATTTATTTAGTTTTGTAGCTGCTAGTAAGTATGCAAACGAATTAGTAGATGACGGCACAGGATCAGGTGCAACAGAAGCTAGGTTTAGTTGCAATGTAAATATTCAGAGTCCTAAAGAAGCATTTGCTGCAATAAATGATCTAGCTGGTGTCATGAGATGTATGCCGATTTGGTCTGCTGGTTCAGTAACCATATCTCAAGACAAGGAAACATCGGCCAGTTATTTATTTAATTTAGCCAACGTAGGAGAAGCAGGATTTACATATCAAGGAAGTAGTTTAAAACAACGTCACTCTGTTGTTTCTGTCAGTTACTTCAATATGGATTCTAAAGAAGTAGATTTTGAAGTAGTAGAAGATGCAACAGCAATATCTAAATTTGGAACTATTATTAAACAAGTTAAGGCATTTGCTTGTACTTCTCGTAATCAAGCTGCAAGATTAGGTCGTGCAATACTGTTTGCTGAACAAAATGAAAGTGAAACTATTACTTTTTCAACTTCAATAGATTCTGGAATAGTTGTTAGACCTGGTTCTGTAATAGAAATAAATGATCCAGTAAGAGCGGGAGCCAGAAGAGGTGGTCGTGTCGTATCTGCAACAACCACAACTATTACTATTGATGCAAAGGCTCAAACAAATTTTCCTGCGTCCACAATCAGTGTTATTTTATCTGACGGAACTGTAGAGGTAGGTTCAATATCTAATGTTGTCGGTGCGGTTGTCACTGTTAATAGTGTTGCAAAACCTGATGGAACAACTGCTTCTGCATTTAGTTCCGCACCAAATGTAAATGCACCATACTTACTTTCCAGTACATCTCTTCAAACTCAATTATTTAGAGTTATTCAAGTAGAGGAACAAGATGATATTAATTATGTAATTACAGCCTTATCTTACGTTGAAGGTAAATATGCTTTTATTGAAAATGGAACACCATTACCCACACGAACTATATCTGTTTTAAATGCTCCTGCATCACCACCAAGTAACTTAACAATTAGAGAACAAACAGTAGTTATAAATAATATAGCTAGAAGTAAATTAATTATAGATTGGCAGCCTGTTGTGGGTGTTACTCAATATCTTGTAAATTACAAATTAGAAAATGGTAATTATGTTTCACAAGTTGTTTTTAGTAGTGATTTTGAAATTTTAGATACCGCAAAAGGAAACTATACAGTTCAAGTATTTTCTTATAATTCCATAGGACAATTATCGTCTAATTTTACTGAAGCATCAATAACTGCTTTAGGTAAAACTGGGATACCAGAAGATGTTTCTGGGTTAACGATAGAACCAATTAATGAACAGTTTGTAAGGCTACGATTTACACAATCTGTTTCTACTGACGTTTTACATGGTGGTCGTGTTTATGTAAGACACACAAATCAAACTGGAGGATCTGCTTCATTTCAATCGGCACAAGATGTTATCGAAGCTGTAGCTGGTAATACAACAGACGTTATAGCTCCTGCCCTGGCAGGAACTTACTTACTTAAATTTCAAGATGATGGTGGTAGATTTAGTGCAAATGCAGCAAGTGTAGCTCTTTCTCTCGTTGATATTTTAGATTCTATTACTGTTAAAACTGACAGAGAAGATACAGATGGAACACCTTTCAATGGAACAAAGTCAAATGTTGTTTATGATTCAACTTTAGGAGGATTAAAATTAACAGATCCAAGTGTAAATGCTAGTGGAACTTATGACTTTGTAGATACTCTTGATTTGGGAGGTACATTCTCACTTGTCTTAAAACGTCATTTTCAAGGAGTTGGTTTTTATGTAGGAGATCAATTTGATAATAGAACAGACAATATAGACACCTGGACAGATTTTGATGGCACAGTTGCTAATGATGTAAACGCAAAAATATCGGTCCGCACCACAACTGATAATCCTAGTAGTTCACCTACCTATGGGTCTTTCAATGATTTTGCAAATGGTACGTTTAAGGGTAGAGGATTTCAATTTAGAATTAATATAAATACAGCAGATGTGGCTCAAAATATGAATTTACAACAAGCAGGATATACAGCAACGATGCCTTCAAGAACAGAACAATCGGCTGTCATAGCGTCAGGAGCGGGAGCAAAGGCAGTTACATTTACTGCACCATTTTTTGTTGGGACGTCTGGGCTAGGCAATCTTAACAGTTTCTTGCCATCTGTTAATATTTCTCCACAAAATATGGCATCAGGAGATTATTTTGAACTTAGCAGTATATCTGGAACTGGCTTTACAGTTCACTTTAAAAACTCAAGTAATGCTAGTATTGATAGGAA